GATAGGCTAATGGCTTTCTCAACGCTGCCCAACCTTGACTGCTTCCAACTTGAGGCAAACAAGGTCATTGCAAAGGCCATGCTTGCCCTTCAGGATGCCGGAGAGCATGTTGATTTGGAAACAACAGTTGCCACCATCAAGAAATCAGGCCTAATCCAGCAGGCCGGAGGAGTCAAAGGAGTGGCTAAGGTTTATGCCTCGCTTAAATCTCCTGGTCATGTGGAAACACACTGCCGCCTACTGATTGAGCATTACCTAAAATCAAAACTCTATGCACTCAGCATGGAACTGCATCAGCAGAGCCAAAGCGACTCCGGTGATATATTTGAGATATTTACCCAATATCAGAATAAGTTTGACAACCTGCTAGCCTCTGCCATCACTAACCAAGATGATGACTTCCAAAAGCAGCTCAATGAGTCGGCAAAGATGTGGCTTAATGCCAAAGCCGGAGACATTGCTGGCTACCGGACAGGCATAGCAGCCCTAGATAAACTATGCGGAGGCCTGACCAATGGCGAACTTACTGTTGTCGGGGCTAGACCAGGTCAGGGAAAGACTGCCTTAGTGGTAACGCTAATCCGTAACCTAGCCAAGCAGGGCATTGGCTGCGGCATGTTCAGCCTTGAGATGACAAAGCATGAGCTAGTGCAGAGGCTCGCCTCTCAGGAGAGCAATGTCTGGGCATATAAGATCAAGCAGGGAGAACTAAACAACCTTGACCGCAATAACCTATACGAGGCCATCCAAGCAATGAAGGCTTGGCCTATCAAGATAAGTGATGAAGGCTACATCAATATATCCAAGATTCGAACCAAAGCAACCATGTGGAAGAACAAGCATAACATCCGTGTGCTGTTCGTGGACTACATAGGCCTCATTCAGTCCATCAATCCAAAAGAGACAAACCGAGTGAACATCATAGGCGAAATCAGCCGAGGCCTAAAACTACTAGCCAAAGAACTCCAGATTCCGATTGTGGCACTGTCTCAACTTAGCCGCAGAGTTGAAGAGCGCAGCGACAAGATGCCACTCATGAGCGACCTTCGAGAGTCTGGTTCTGTTGAGCAGGATGCTGATGTCATCTGGATGATGATTAGGCCTGAGTATTATTTTGAGCCAACAGCCACAACCAAAGTCGGCAGTGCAGAATTGCACAATGCCGGCCTGTGTCTGATTGACCAGGTCAAGATGCGCTCAGGAAGTACAGGAATAATACCTTTGCGATTCAATGGGCCATTGATGCAGCTCACCGACTATGAATCAGGAAGTACATATTAGCCAAGTGCCTCAGCAGTGGGAAGGCAAAAGCACTTACACTAGTGATCTAATCTATGACTTTAAGCCAGCTATGATGACACATCAGCACTGCAAGGATTATCTTGCCCGAAAAATCAGCCAATTGAAAAGCAAGCTAACAATCCAAGAAGCCGCACCTGGTCATAGGCGCAGATGGGCAAATCAGCTTGAGGTCTATGAGGCAATTCTGAAATACCTATCTTTGCATAAACTTTAAGAACATGCTCAAGAAAGGCTACTCCGCTAAGACCATAAGCAAGAACATCAAGACAGAGATGAAGTCTGGCAAGCCTCAGAAGCAGGCAGTAGCCATTGCCTTGTCTGTGGCTAAGAAGGCCAAGAAAGCAGCTAAGAAGAAATAATCACCACTTAAAAAAGGGCCGAGAGGCCGGTACAATTTATGGCAGCACCTAAAGGAAACAATTGTTGGCAATTGCGCCTCAAGCACGGTCTTGATGGCAAATTCAAGTCACCCGATGAGATTCAGCACAACTTCGAACAGTATGTGCAGTGGGCCGAAGAAAACCCATTGATTGAAGTTGATTTTAGGGGCAAGGATGCGATGAGAGTCCTAACAAAGGATGGCTTTGCGCTTGCTTGTGGCTTCAGTTGCTGGGCAACCTTAGCAGTTTATCGCAGCAAATCAGAAGACTTCGCTAAGGTCTTTACACGCATAGAACAAGCCATCACATTGCAGAAATTCGAAGGGGCTTCTAGTGGCTTCTTCAATCACAACATCATAGCTAGAGACCTAGGCCTAATGAACCAGGAGCAGGTCAGTGTGCAGATGCACGAGGTGATTGTGCCGAAGGTGCTGCGCAAGGAGGAAGAAGGCAACTGATGGCACTGATTGACTTGTCATCACCTGACCTATGGAGTCAGAAGTATCTACCTGCTTTGGTTGAGCCAAAGACCTACAACATCCTATGGGGCGGAGCAGGTAGCGGTAAGTCACAGACAATGATTCAGTTACTGCTCGCTGAGATATGCAACCACAAGACCAACCAGTTCCAAACTTACTTTGTCATCAGGAAGGTAGCCAGCACACTCAGGAACTCAGTCTTTGCCGACTTCAGGAATAAGATTAGCCAATGGGGCTTTGAGAAGCTGGTTAAGGCTAAGACCGGATACCTTGAGCTGCAATCAGGCACTAATAAGATTGTATTCCTAGGCTGTGATGATCCTGAGAAGCTAAAGTCGCTATCCCAGGCTAAGTACATTTGGATTGAGGAGGCAACAGAGCTGAGCCTTGAGGACTTTACCCAGATTACTCTGCGACTGAGGGGTAAGTCAGAAACACCGAAACGATTCTTCTTGACATTTAATCCGGTTAGTGATAGCCACTGGATTAAAAAGAGGTTTTTTGACGATGTGCCACAGAAGGAGCAGGCCCAGATACTCAGGCTGCACGGTACTTACCGGGATGCGCTCAACTTCCTTGATGATGAGTATGTCACAAGGATGGAGGCACTCAAGACAGTCAATCAGACCTACTATGAGGTCTATGCCTTGGGCCAATGGGGAGTTTGGGATAGGGAGAGTCTGTTTGCCTACACATTTGACTACTCACGGCATGTCTATGGAGGCTATATCAAGGCTAACCCACATCACTCACTCTACCTGGCATTCGACTTCAATGTGACCAATACCTGCGTGGTGTGTCAATACATTAAATATGGTTATGATGCTGAGTACTATGCCAACATCAATATCATCAAGGTGTACAGAGTTGGAGACCTCAGCACACTATGCCAGACCATCAAGGAGGAGTTCCCCGGCATGACATATGTCATCAATGGGGATGCCTCTGGTGCTGCTCGCAATGCCTTCACTCAAGGCAACATCAGTGCCTACCTGATGATTAAGAACTACCTCAACATAGTGGACATGCAGTTGCAAGTGCCTAAGGTCAATCCTAGCCACATTGCCAGCAGGCTTATCACTATTCTGGTGCTTCAGAAGGCAAAAATCAAGATAGGCGAGAAGGAGTGTGCCATCCTAATCACTGACCTAAAGGAGGCAAAGGTAGACAGGCAGGGCAGCCTTGATGCCTGGAAGAATAAGAACCCGGACAAGTCTCACGCACTTGATGCTTTCCGCTATTTCATTTTCAGTAACTTTGCAGAGATTACTAGCAACTTTAATCTGGAAAAGTATGGCACAATGCTGCAATGATTGTTTCAAAGTCTGCGAGCCTCTCAATGCTTGCCCGACTGCCTTCTATGTGCAAGTGCCTACTGACTACACAGAGGCCGAGATACTGCTCAACATCACTAAGCCAGGAGTCAATGTCCGCATTCAGCAACTGCTCACCATTGACCTAGATGGCTTTGTTGATGCTGACTTAGAGGCCATGCCGGAGGCCTTCCTTAATCCTTGGGGAGGGCAGTACAATGTTAGTTTCACAAATTCAGCTACATTGCAGCCAGTAGTATTCACAGCCGGTGATGGCAAGCAATACAAAGACATCTGCATGAGCTTCTCACAGACCTACACGAACCAGGAGGACAACTGGGTTGCCCTTAACATATTCAACGATAATCAGCCAATCCTTTACCCATGATAAATTATGATATTGATGCAAGTTGCGGAGGCAAGCGCAGAGGTTGTTGCCTCATTGAGCTTCCACACGATAGCGAGCCTACTGAAGTTATTGCTCATCAGCGCACTCAGCGCATCCTTCTCGCTTTTTCTGGACTACCTGCTGGAGGATCATCCACTTGGGCAGTGGTATCTATCCCAGATTCAGAAGTTACCGACACACTGGGCGAAGCCTCTAGGTGAATGCCCTTTCTGCTCAGGAGCATGGCAATTCCTTGTCATCTCCTGGTTAATGTTTGACTATCCTTTTTATCTATGCTCAATATTTTTAGGCGCAAACCATCTGCTCATGCTCCTGCTCAACAAGTGGCAGAAAAAGCTGCTGTTCAAGCAGAAGGTGGCAGAATACTTTACAGGGGAGTAGCCCCACAAGACCGATGGGATCAGATTGAATTTGCCTTCACTTCAGGAGGCATCAATTACTTCAAATTTGTGGCCGAGGTCAATGTGCCATTCCAGAGGGCAGTGGCTGCTCGTGACATCTTCACGGAGGAACTCTGGCAGATTAATCCTGACTTTCTGAGAGGCTGGAACAATGGCCTCATCAATTTGCTAATGGACAAGAAGAAGAAGGATGACAAGAAGCTATATGAGGTCGGCATCATGGCCTCAAGGCTTAAAGAGCAGATGGAAATGTCAGTGAGCCTACTGAGGCAGCTAAAGCTAGCAACAGTTGTCTATTTTGATGAGCAGGAGAATCCACTTGACTATCAGTATCCATACAACAAGACCAAACTTGAGCATTGGATGAAGCACAATGATGTTGAGGGTTTTTTTTTGACACTGCCGGAGTACGCCTATCTGCCCTCTTTGACCGAATACAGCACGAATTTCCCGAACTATTTGCAGGCAGAAACTCTGCAAAGCCTAAACAACCTGAAACACATTATTGGACTTCAATTGTCCGACAGCACCGACTCAGATTTGATGAGCAGTTTAGAGTCGCAGGTGGAGATGCTGTCAGAGCTAAATTCCTGGTCGAAAGGCCAATCTACGAATACTATTTAATCGTCAGCAGCTATATTGCAGCGCAAAAGACAAGAAAGGGTAAGGGATAGATTTGTTATTTCAGAAGCAAAGGGCCACTGATATTCGGTGGCTTTTTTATTGCCTATCTTTGGGGCATGGCAACTTTATCCACCAATGACATCAAGATCAGGTATGACATTGACCTGAGCAAGCTCCAGCAGGCCACAAGTGAATTTGATAAGATAACTGCTGAGGAGAGGCAACTGCTTGCCGAATTAGGTAAGCTCAAGAAGCAGTTTGATGATGTTGGCGAGAAGGCTAAGAAGGCTGGCAAGGATGCCGGTGATTCAATGGGTGGCCTTGGTCAGATTGCGAGCAAGGTTGGGCCAGTCATTGCCGGAGTTTTTGCAGCAGATAGTATTATTGGGTTTGCCAAACAAGTCATTTCCGTTACTGCTGAGTTTCAGAAGCTCGGTGCAGTCCTTAAAAATACATTAGGCAGCAACAGTGCAGCACTTGGCGCATTGACTCGCATTCAGGAGTTTGCTGCCCAGACTCCATTTAGCGTTCAAGAGCTTACTCAGTCATTTGTTAAGTTAGCCAATCAGGGATTTACTCCGACCAATGCACAATTGCGCAAGCTAGGAGACCTGGCAAGCTCAACAGGTAAGTCCTTTGACCAACTGACTGAGGCTATCATTGATGCACAGACCGGAGAGTTTGAGCGACTCAAGGAGTTTGGCATTCGTGCAAGTAAAGCAGGCGATAATGTCACATTCACATTTAAGGGAGTTCAGACA